ATGGAGCTGGCCGCCGTCGCGTCACAGCGGCGAGTGATGAACATTTGGCACCTGTTCCCGCTGCATAAGCAGGCGCGCGTTGCGATCTGGAACGGCATTGACCCGGCCACTGGCCAGCGCTTCATTGATCAAACCTTCCCGCCTGAAATGATCACGCGGCGAAGTGACGCGCAGATGATGCTGGAGTTTTGCAACGGCTCCACCTATCAGCTACTTGGAAGCGACGCATATAACAGCGTGCTGGGATCTAACCCTGGCCTTGCGCTCTTCTCTGAGTTCACGCTGTCAGATCCACTCGCGTGGTCTTATATCTCGCCAATCCTTCGCGCCAACAATGGCGGCGCTGTCTTCAATAGCACATTCCGCGGGCGTAACCACTTCTATAAATTAGTCGAAGCGGCTAAGCATGATCCTGAGTGGTTCGTATCGTTTGAGACTGTAGAAACAGCCAAAAAGGCTGACGGCTCTTTCATGTTCCCGCGCGCCGAAGCGGAGAAAGAGCTGTTGCACATGAACGTGCTGCGGTGGCGTGAAGAATATCTCAATGAGCCGCGCTTGGGACTTGAAGGTGCTTACCTTGCGTTTCCAATTTCGGTGGCCGCTGTGCAGGATCGAATGTACATCGCGCCGATGCTCGATGCTGCTTCGCCTGTCGGCTGCGCGTGGGGCTTTGCGCATAGCCATCATGTGTGGGCTGTTCTCTTCCAGCGCTGCGATGACTGGGTTTACATCGTCGGTGCAAAACACTGGGAATTTGTAGATCCGGCTGATGCCATGAGCGAGCTGGAAGGTTCGCTGCCTTTCGATATCTCCTGCCATGTGTTGCCTGACTCTGCCACCGAAGGCGTGGCCGGCGAGACGATAGAAGATCGCTTTGAGCTGTCGAAGTCAAAGCACACGTATGTATGCGAAGGCGGCGAAGTTCACGCTGGCATCGGCATGTTGCGCCGGCTGTTGCCTGGCGTGCTGTTCGGATCAGAGCAGGGCGTGAAGGATTTTGGCGAAGCGCTGGCAGAGTTCAGGCCGTCATCGGTGCAGCATGAAGAGGGATCAAGCCCGACAGCGCCGCGGCCAGTGAATGACAGCGGCGCCGTGGCCGCGCAAGCCTTCATGGGCCTGGCTGAATTCAAGGCCGGCGGTGATCCATTGCGCCGCGACTCTTGCGCGCTGGACTGGCACAAGCGTAATGTCCGCCGAAGGTTCGCATGAAGACGGCGCTTTACATGGTTGTCGCAATTGTTCTACTGCTGGTGCTTGCACCGCTGATCCTGCTTTGCCTGGGCGCGTGCAAGGTTGCATCGGATGCCGATGACCAGTCGGACGCGCTCTATGATTCACTGACGCAGGCGGAGAAGAAGCCTGCAGATCCTGAGCCTGCGCGGCGCGCCGGCCTTCGCATCGTCAAGGGGTAATCCATGGCTGACGCAATAGACACCACTGCAGCGCGCCAGACGCGCGCCATTCACATGCTGGTGACGCTCGACGGCTACGAGGGCAGCGAGCTGGCCGATTCACGCAAGAGTGCGTGGGACTACTACCTGCAGAAGCCGCGCGGCGATGAAGTGGAAGGCCGCAGCCCGGTGGTGAGTGGTGACGTGTCGGCTATGATCGAATCCACGCTGGCGCAGGTTACTGAAGCCTTTGCGACGGATCGCCTGGCAGAGTTTGAAGGCGACAATGCGGCCGATGAATTCCAAGCCCAGCTTGAAGGCGCCGTGGTGTCGCGCATGGTCATGTCTGGCAAGGGATGGTTCCGCGTTGCCAGTGCCGTGAAGAATGCGCTGCTGCTGCGCATGGGCGTGATGAAGGGACAGGTGATCGACTGCACCAGCACTACGGTGGTGACGCTCGGTAACATCGGGCCAATCGCATACGCTGGCCTGAAGCTCGCCGGCAAGAAGGTGGTTGACTGGGACCGCAAGAAGCGCACCGCGAAGGTGGAGCGCGAAGAGCAATACCAGCAGCTTGACTTCACCAACGTGAACGCTGAAAACTTCCTCTTCATGCAGTGGCCGCTGGATGATTTCGAGAATATCCCGGCCTGCGCTGAGCGCTTCGTGTGGACGCGACAGCAGCTCATTGATGAAGAGGGCGTGCCGGAAAAGGCTGTTGATGAGCTGACTTCTACAGTCCAGCCGTGGAAGTCCGACGATGCCGCGCACCGCCAGCGCACAGCCGTCATTCAGACGCTGGCCATATCTCCGCGGCAGCAACTGGTGGAATGGTTCGCGCTCTACTACCTGTTCGATGGCAAGCGATACCGCGCCGTCTGCTGCAACAACAAGGTGCTGAAGGAAGAGGTGGTGTCAAAGCGCCCGCCCTATGCCATCGGCGTGCCGTTCATCAATCCCGGCCGGCTCGATGGCTTCAGCGTTTACGACAAGGTGCGCTCTACGCAGGATCAGGGCACCGCGCTAACGCGAATGCTCAACGACAACGCCAACGCTGTGACCATGAATCGCCTGGCGGTGATCGAGGGCGCAGCGAACAATGATCAGCTTACTGATCAAGACCCCACGGGCGTGCTGCAGATCCGCAAGAGCTATGCAATGGGCGATATCCGCAATGCGGTGATGCCCATTCAGGTGCTGGATCTGTCGGCCGGCTTGATCGCTGCGCTTAACTACAATCGCGGTGTGCGCGCTGAAATGGGCGGCGCATCGCTTGAGGTGGGCACCGGGCAGGTGCAGCTTCCTGATCGCATGGGCAGCATGGGCCTGGATCGCGCGTACAGTGCGAGCGAGCAGCTTTCATCGCTGGTGCTGAAGACCTTTAGCCAGACGCTGATCACGGATCTATGGCTGTTGGGGCATGAACTGCTGCGCACCGAATGGGTGGGCGAACTGCCAGTGAAGATCAATGGCCGGTGGGAGACTCCCACGCCTTCGGAGTGGCCGAAGCGGCGCAGCGTGATGGTGAAGCCGGGCATGTCGCCGGGCGAGCGTGCGCGCCGTTCCACTGCGCTGGGCGGACTCATTGGCCTGCAGGAAAAGCTGGCCGCCGCTGGCATGGAAGGCGTGCTGGTGGATGCGGAGCGCTATTACCGTTCGGTGTGCGACTGGGCGCGACTCAATGACATTGCAAGCCCTGAGCAGTACCTGATTGATCCAACCAGCGACGCGGCGAAGTCCGAAATGCAGTCGAAGGCGCAGCAGGCGCAGGCACAGCAGGCCGCCGCGGCGAACCTGCAAAAGATGGCCGTTGCGCTGGAGCAGATGGGCGTTGCTGTCCAGAAATACGGCATCGACGTGAAGGCCGCTGTGGACAAGTACAAGGCGGATCTGCAGGCCGACACCGAAGAGGCCAAGCTGACCGTGGGCCTGGTGGACAAGCGCGAAGAGCGGGACTTGAAGCTGGCCGCGCCGAAGGAACCGAAGACCGACGACAAGGGCGAAGATGCAGACGACAAGCCAGACACCGACGACAAGTCAGCCGCAGCCTAAGCGCCGCGGCCGGCCACCTGGCGCGAAGGATGCAGCGCCGCGCAAGCGGCGGAGCAAGAGCCTTGTTGCGACGGAGCCGAAGCCCGCGAAGCCGAAGAAGATCCGCGAAGGCGACATGCAGGCGCAGTGCATGAAGTGGCTGGACAGCATCCCCGCGCCTGAGCATGGCGGGCGTGTCGGTGACTACGCCTATGCCATCCCGAATGGCATCTGGTTGCCTGGCGCGAACCTGCAGCAGCGCATCCGCGTGATCATGACGATGCGCCGGCAGGGCATGAAGAAAGGCGTGCTTGATGTGACCATCGCACTGCCGCTGCATGGCCGGCCTGGCTGCATGATCGAGCTGAAGCGTTATCAGGTGGGCAACTGGAGCGGCGACAATCGCAGCCAGATGAAGCCTGAGCAGATCGAGTGGGCGGAGCGTCTTCGGCGCGCCGGCTATTTCGTGGAAGTTGCGGTGGGCGTGCCTGGCTTCTGCGCCGCCGTTATGCGCTACCTGGCCGGCGAAGACCCGGAGCCTTTCCCATGGGATACGGTGGTGACTGCCGATGACCTACACAGCGAAGCATCTTGAAGACGCCATCAGCACGGTGCTTGCCAAGCGCCGCGCCGATGTGGTTTCATCCTGGGCCAATGAGCAGGACCGCGAGAAGCGGGAGCGCCTTTGGATCGAACATCAATCACTGGATAGCATCCAAGAGTTACTAGCCCATGAGTTCACAAGCATCATCGAACGCGCAGCAGGCGGACTCCCTGGACCTGGAGACAGAGACAGCGGATAACGGCCAAGACATTTCTGCAGGCGCAAATGACTTTGCGACAGCTCTAGCCAAGCTGGCGCAAGACGACGAAGACACCGACGATGGCGACGGTGTAGACGACAACGGCACACCCCGCGAGAGCGGCAAGAAGGTGAAGCTGGATAGTCTCGATTCCCTGGCCGCAAGCCTGGGCATTGAGGTGAAGGATTTGTACGGAATCAAGGTGCCCGGATCTGGTGGCCGAGAGGCCATGACCATTGGCCAGATCAAGGATCGCTTTACTTCGTTCGACTCCCTGGAATCTGACCGGCTCGCGCTGACCGAAAGGCAAGTGCAGCAGGAAGCGGAATTTGAGCAGACACGCGCGGAGCTGCGCGAGCTGCTGGCCGTAGTCCCGAAGGAACACCTGTCACAGGAAAAACTTCAGGCTGCGGCGCAGCGAGTGGCAGCCCGGAACAAAGCAGACGGCAAGCGTCTTCTGGACGCAATGCCGGAATGGCGGGATCAGGAACGGCGCGAAGCTGAAGCAACGGACATGGCGGCTTCCCTTGGGAAGTATGGCATTCCAGCTTCATACCTTGGCACCATCCGCAACCCTGCCCTGCTGAAGTTCATCCGCGACGCTGCGCGGCGGGAAAAGCAGGTGCAAGCAGCCCTGGCCGCCGTGAAGAAGATTCCGCGCAAGAAGGTTGCAGCCACCGCTACCGGCCGGACGCCCCCGCGCATCCAGTCGCAACAGCAGCAGCAGCGCAACCCCAATGCACCTGAGCGCCCCACCACGGACCGCGAGCGCTTCTCCGCAGCTCTCAAATCCGCAACCTGATAGGGGTATACCGTGAAGAGGATCTATAACAACGGACTGGGCGCGCTCGCCTTCGCGCAGATCGCTGCGATGGCGCATATCTGCCACGCGCAGCCCAATGACTCCATTTCCTTTGCTGACCTGGCGTCCGCGACGCGCGGCGGCCTGGTGAAGGAAGAGGTATTGCAGCAGATCAGCGATATCTCCATGAACATCGAAACCGCGCTGCAGGATCGCCTGGCCACGGCAACGGTGAAGTCCCACAAGTTCGAGTGCCTGAATGATTCGCTGGCCGCGCCCACGGATTCGTCTGTGGCCGAAGGCACGGATTATCCGGCCGTGGACGCTGACACTGGCACGCGCAAGCAGAACTACACCCAATACAACGTCAAGGCCGTGAACGTCACTGATCGCAGCATGGTGATCGACATTCACGGGCGCAGCGATGAAATGGGCTACCGCACTGCGCGCCGTATCCGCGAGCTGCAGCGCGACGTGGAAACGGCCATCGTGGACGGCAACAACGCTTCGGTGCAGGACAATGGCACCGGCACGAAGGGCCGCACCGCACCGCTGGCCGTGCAGATCGAATCGCACCGCGTGCTGAATGGCGCGACCGGCGGCGGCTTCGACACGGGCACCGGCCTGTTCACGGCCATCACCGTTGGCACTGGTGGCCCGGTGGCGCTGAAGTTCAGCGACGTGCGAACCATGATCGAGGGCGTGTATCTGGACGGCGGCAACATCAGCCTGCTGACCAGCCACCCTTCCATCACCAAGCGCGTGAGCGAATACCTGGTGGGCACGCCCGCGGCTTTCGTCCCGATTGTCGGTCAGTCCGACGCGACGAAGACCACGGAGAACCTGAAGGCCAACGGCTACGTGGACTTCTTCAAGACGGACTTCGGCACGGTGGTGCAGATCCTGCCCAACCGCAGCCAGAAGGGTTACAGCGCGCCCACTGGCACCGTGGCCGGCACCGCTGCGCATGTCTTCCTGCTGGACACCGGCACCGAAGACGTGGTGTACATCGAGGGCATCAAGGTGGAGCCGCTGGCGAAGACCGGCCTGTATACCCGTAAGGGCATCAAGGCGGACTGGGGCCTGCGGGTGAAGGAAGAAAAGGCCAATGCGGTGATCATGAATACCGCACTGACCGGGACCGTCACGGCCACCTGAGTGAGCGTGCTTGTAGGTCAATCAGTGCGGGAAGCCGTGCTGGAACTGAACCGAAACCAGAGGGAGGGGCTTCGCGGCCTCTCCCCTGGCGGCCGGCGCGATGCCTTCGGAAAGGGCACGCAGACATGGGGGCGCAACTTCCTGCGCATCCCTGAATCGGACTGGGCCAAGCTGAAGAGCATAAACCCGGCCATGGCGTCAACAGATCCCAAGGTTTTTTCTGAGGCTATGCTAGAATTTGAGCGCTCGGACGCTTCGATTCCGTACCGCGTGACTGAGGATTACAATGGACCGGGACGCCCTCTTTACTTTGGTGCTGGCGGAGACGGTTCGGCCCGATAAGGCCGCCGCCCTGCCGGATCTTCTTTTGCTCGCGGAAGCACGCATTGCCCGCGAGCTTCGCTGTGTCGAAATGTCGGCCAGCGACACACTGGACACCAGCACGGGCGAAGCCGCCCTGCCTGACGACTTCCTGGGCCTGCGCTCTGCATACGACGCCAACGGCGCGCTGCAGCAGGTGGGCGCCATGGAATACCGCATCAAGCGCGGCCAGCGTCGCACCTTCGCGCTGATCAACAACAAGCTGCTGGCGCGCATCGGTGAAGTGAGCGTGGACTACTACGCGCGCCCTGCGCCGATGGCCACGGGCGCCGACACCACCGCCGTGCTGACTGCCCATCCTGACCTGTACGTGGCGCTGCTGTGCTTCTACGTCTTCAAGCAGACGCAGGATCTGGAGCTGGCGCAGACGGCGGAGCAGGTTTACATCAATGGCGTGCAGACGCTTGGCGAGCTGGCGGACCGCCAGCGCGGTGCCGCGCGACTGGGCAAGGGATACACCTTCAGTGGCGCGCCAGCCTACTAAGACGCGGGGGAAGTTGATGGACTCATTGCACGGTGTCGTGATCAAGGTCGCGGAGCAGGTGAACGCGCATCCGGTGACTGCTTCGGTAAGCAGCATTGCCATGGGCGCCGTGGCCATGCTGCAGAGCGCGCAGAGCGTGGCCAGTACACTGATCGCCTTCGTGACTTCTATCGCCGGCTTGATTACTGCTGTGATGGCAGTGCGCAACGCCTGGCGCAATCGCAACAAGGAAAAGCCATGAGCCTGGAAACTGGCACGCGCATTCAAGACCTGGTGGCCACCAACCCGGTGGGCGCCACTGACTTTGTGTCGCAGGGTGATGATCACCTGCGCCTGGTTAAGGCTTGCGTAAAGGGCAGCTTCCCTTCGCTGGGCGCCACTGCTGTGGCTGTCGCTGCGGAAAAGATCAACTTCCTGGCTGATGTAACCAGCCTGGTGCAGGCCCAGCTTGACGCCCACACTTCAGCGCTGAGCGGCAAGCAGCCGCTGGATAGCGACCTGACAGCCATTGCCGCGCTGACCACTACGGCCTTCGGGCGCGGCCTGTTGGCGCTCGCTGATGCTGCCGCACTGCTGAGCGCTGCGGGCGTGACGCTCACTGCCGCGCAGGTGAATGATGCCGCGCGCAAGAGCGTATCTAATCAGTTCACCCTCAAGCAGTATGTGGTGACGGCGGCCGGTGCATATCTTGCCATTGACGGCGGCGGAACTGGCGTTGATACCGGCATGTACCTGGGCGATGACGGCGGCGCCTTCGTGTGGCAGCGCAAGAATGTGCCGATGCTGTTCGGCACCAACAACATTGAGCGCGTCCGCATCAATGCCGCTGGCGGCCTGACCATTGCCGCGCCTTCGAGTGGAAACGCCTTCGAGCTGAGCGGCAATTCACTGCTGCAAAATGGCGGCACAAGCGCGCGCTGGCATCGCATCACCACCACGGGCGCAGATGGCTTCTACGCGGTGGAATCATCGGTGGCCGGAACCACCTTCACCGGCTCGCTGGCATACGCTGCGATCTTCGGCAACAACGGCAATGCCGCGGCGCAGATCGTCACCAATGGCATTGTGCGGCTGTCCATCGGCAGCGATGGCGCGATAAAGGCGCCGAAGATTCAGAGCAGCACCAGCACCACGCTGGTGGCTGGGCAGCTTCACCACATCACCGGCAATGCAACGCTGCCGGCGCTGGGTGATGGCGACTGGGTGGGCATCGTGAACAACAGCGGAAGCCCTATCACCATCACGGAGCATTCAGGCGATACGACTTACTGGACCGCCACCGCCGCGTCTATCTCCACTGTGACCGTGCCGGCGCGTGGGCGCATCGTGGCGAGCGGCGCCGGCTCTTCGGTGGTCTACGTGTCCGGCGATATCAGCGGATCAACCTGATGCTGGGTGCGTTGCTCATGATGTGCGCGAGCGCACGGAGTTATCCGCAGTCGGTGGTGTCCGTTTCTGACGTGCAGGTGGGCGGCGCGTTCGCTGGCTTCAACATGGACAATGACGGCACCGCGTCAACGTCCGTATTCTCAGGCACCACGCAGATAGGCCCTTGGGTGATCCCGGCCAATGCAGCCATTGCCGCCCTGCACTGGGTCAAGCTCACTAAGAATTCCGGCAGCGATCCGGCAGGTTCGGCGCTCGCCACCTGGCTGCAGATGAATGCAGATCGCGCATGGTCACTTACGCAGGTTGGCGCTGGCACGAAAGCATTCAGCGGCACGCTGCAGATTGCCACCGACGCAGCCGGCGCCAATGTGGTGGCCTCTTTCAGCGTGTCGCTGTCGGCGGAGTCGTTTTGAGTTACCCGAAGAAGCTCTACAAGATGATGCCAAGCAAGGGCCTGGTGTCGGATCTGCCGCCCTATGAGCTGCCGGCAGAAGCGTGGTCGCATGTCATCAACATGCACACGAAGAATGGCGGGATGCAGCTTGCGCGGCCGACAGACAAGGCTTACGGCTCGCTGCTGGCCGTGCCTTATCACATTCAGAATGTGCAGGCCCAGGGCCAAAACTTCTGGCTGTACTGGGGCGATGACACCATATCGGCCGCTGAAACCAGCAACCCGCATGTGGATCTGACGCCCGGCGGTGGCCTCACGTCTGTGCTGCCTCAGAACATCATCAGCACGCAGCTTAATGGGCTGTCGATATTCACCAACGGCTTCGACGCGCCGCACTGGTGGACCGGCAGCACGTCCGATAACTTCGCGCCACTGCCTGACTGGCCGGCCGCGACCGTGGCGCGTGGCGTGGCTGCTGGCGCCTACCATGTCTTCGCCTTCGATATCGACGGACCTTCTGGTGAGTTCCCCATGAAGGTGATGTGGTCCGATGCTGCGCCGCCTGGCGCAGTGCCTGGATCATGGACGCCTGCCGCATCGAATCAGGCCGGTGATACGGAGCTGGCGCAGACGCCCGGTCGCGTGCAGTGCATGGTTCCGCTGCGCGGCAGCTATGCCTTCTACAAGACTTCCTCCATGTACCTGGCCGACTACGTGGAAGGGAACAACATCTATGCCTTCCGCATCGCGCTGACGCAGTGCGGCGCCTTCACGCGCAAGGCCGTGGTGGACATTGGCGGCCGGCACCTGGTTGTCACGGATGGCGATATCGTGCTTAACGATGGCGTCAACGTGCAGAGCATCGCGGATGATCGCGTGCGGCAGTTCCTGTTCGGCCAGATCAGCCAAGAGAATTACGAGCTTCTGACGGTGGTTTACCATCAGGCCAGCTCACAAGTGTGGGTCATGTTTCCGCAGTCCGGCGCGTCGCTGAATAACCTGGCGCTGGTGTGGGACATGGTGAAGAACACATGGGGCACGCGCGCCCTTTCCAATGTGCGCCACGCTGCGACCGGCTACGTCAATGACACTTCCAGCTCAATGCTGTGGGATTCGGTGACGGAAGAGTGGGACGCGGTGAATACCCTTTGGAACGCGGAGAATTTCAGCAGCGCCACGCGCTCGCTGATGCTCGCGGATGATATCCGCCACATGGTCCTTGTCGGTCGCGCCGGCACCTTCAACGAAGGCTATCTGGAACGGCTGTCGCTGTCGCTGGGTGAGGCAGAGCGCTTCAAGTTCGTGAAGCGAATCCACATGCGCGGCGAGGGCGGCACCGTCTATATCCGCATCGGCACGCAGGCGGTGGCCGATGGCGCGGTTACGTGGTCCGCTGAAATGCCGCTGGTGCTGGGTGCAGATCCCTTCATCAACTGCAGCGTGCAGGGCCGCTTCATCAGCGTGAGCGTGCGCGTGCCTGAAGATTCGCTGATCACATACCTGGCGCTGGAAGCAGAGCTGCGGGGCTATGTATGAGCTTCCGCTACCAGCCCAGCGCGCCACCGGAAAAGGAGCTGCGCGCGTGGCTCGCGGATGAGCTGCGCCGAATCTCCAACGCCATAGGCGTGGCCGAATTCCTGCAGCTCGCGCCCATTGATGTGGAGCCGGCGCGGCCCAGCAAGGGCATGGTGGTGTGGGCTGTCGGCAGCAACTGGAACCCTGGCGCCGGTCAGGGAATGTACGTGTACAATGCGGCAGGAACCTGGGACAAGGTGAACTGATATGGGCGGCCTAAGCTTCAGCAAGTCAAAGACCAGCAGCGAGCAGAACCAGCAAAGCGACAGCTTTGGCTACTCGCTGAGCGGCGCCAATTCTTCTTCTGTCTCCGGCGCATCATCGGCGGGCCGATCAGCCGGCACCAGCAGCAGCCGGGACAGCATCTTTTCTTCGGACCTGCTGCGCCAGCTCTACGGCGGCGCGCTCGATACCGCGGGCGCGATTGATCCGGGCCTGGCCACGAAGCGCATTGATCAGCTCTTCACGGGCGGATCTTCCATCATCGACAGCCTGGGCGGCGGCGCCGGCTCCGACTACCTGGAGCGCCGCCTGTCTGGAGACAACAGCGATGTGCTTAACGCGCAGATCGACGCGGTGGGGTCGGACCTTGGCCGCTTCTTCAATGACCAGCTTAACCCTGCCATCACTGGCAGCGCTGTGGCTGCTGGCCAGCTCGGTGGCGGCCGACAAGGTGTCGCGCAGGGCGAAGCCATGTCCAGTGTACTCAAAGAGTTTGCCTCCCAGTCCGCCAACCTGCGCGCCGCGGATATCACTAACCGCGACTCTGCAGCGCTTGGCCTTCTTGATCGACAGAATCAAGCCGGAGCCACGGCGCTTGGCGCCCTTCCGCAGTTGGCCGCCATCGGCACCAACAACCCCGGCCTTGACGTGTTCAGCCAGCTATCCGATATCTTCGGTGCGCCGACTGTCACGAATGAAGCCAGCTCCCAGCAGTTCAGTGAAGAGCAGGCAACGGAGTTCGCGCAGGCCCTGGCCGATGAATTCGGAATCTCCTACGACGAAGCCCACTCGCTACTGACTTCCAAGAGCAAGGGAAAGAGCATCGGCGGCGGTGTGTCGATTGGTGCGGGCGCTGGCTAGTGCGGTTCGAGCCGCAGGCATGGAGCGCTGACGCAGCGCGCGGCCTGGCCGGCGCGCTGGGCGATGATGAAGACGCCATCAGGGCGCAGGTGGAAGCCGGAGAGGCAAGGCTATGGGCGGCGCCGCTGTCGAAGTCATGGCTGATCACGCGGCGC